CTTTGCATACATTCACACTCTAATCAACTAGCCTGAAAGCCCACAATTATGAAATGTGGCAGGACCCGTCAACATTATTGACGGGAATTTGGATCGAACTTAGCTGTATTAACGCACGTTAAAGATTTATCGACAAAACGCTTTTAGCTCCGCTTTACCCTTGGGTAAGACTTACGAGCATAAGCAATTGAGCCGACACTTTTGACCATGCGTGTTAACAGTTTATCATCCATCCTACGCCGTCCAAGGCGTATCTAAATCTGGGGGGGTCGATGATCCCCGCTAAAGTAACGAGACGTACCGTCTGTTCGGACCGGCCTGCAGCACCTGCACGCACCGAACTTCTTCCTCTGCGTGCAACCACTGCAGCCGGGAGGAATAGACGAAATTCTCTTGATTACCTTAGCTTATGCCAGGCATCCTTTAAGCGCTCTTAGAGAGCCACTAACGAGTAGTACTTGATGCTCGTTTCGAGGGGGTGTACGGTTCGAGTGGGAGGATCTTTTTCGCCTCCTTTCGCTCGTCGTTACACTCCTTCTCATCCACATGGATGTACGAAGACTTCTCTTCGGACAACCATTCGGGAACTGTTGCGTCCAATCTCTTAGGACGACACAGCATCGCGGCCCTATAATCTATTAGGCCGGCCGACCGCCGTGAAAGGACCTTGTCCTTATACAGTTTTGCTACTAGCAGGTCATAGACTTTCTGCGACGACACGGACACGGTAAAACCCTGGTCCATGCTCCTCGCATAATAGTCAACGACATACAGAATGACGAACTCTCCAAAAGTAGAGGTCGATGCAGGGGTGGTGCAATTCATTCCGTATATAATGCCCTGCTCTGATTCTCGTTCTCCAGCAACCGACGACACGTCGACTTCGCACGAGTAGAGATTTTTGCCTGAGTATCCAAACTCTAGGGCAAGGTCAGACTTCCACGCACCAGCAACACAGTCCTTAAGACTTTGGACAGTATTGTAAGTGTGGGTGGAGATCACCGCATTTGCCGCGTCGGGGGAGTAACCGACAGCAAATCCCAATGATGTCGTGTCCGGCGTATAGTTGTTATAGAGTATACCAACCTTACGGAACACGAAGTACGACCAATCTCTGGCGTCCAGGGCCATCTGCCCACCGATAATATCCGGATTTAACGGAATGTTATCGTATTCGCCATCAGAAACATAGTCCTGAAAGACGCCTTTCTTGGCGTTCACGTTACCGGCAAGCGATAGAAATTGCGAGCCGATGACGCGAATGCCAGCGCCATATTCAGGATGTTTGGGAGCTGCTGTAGTATTATGAAGTACGCCCTTGCGTACCCTATTCATATGCAGCGTTCCACCGTCGACTTTCGGATCTGATTCCCACAGGGAACCGAAGCCGGCGGTCCAGCCCTTCTCTCCAGAATAGCCAGCGTGTAGCAGTGACGAGTTCAAACCTACGAACGAACTTTTCGCCACATCCCGAGCTCGATCACCGATCGAGCGTGGGCGTCCACGTCCATTTCTGGACCCAGACTTGGTCTGCCGAACAACTTCGACAACCTTCTTTGGTGCACTTTTTTTGCTATTGGTGCGCACGACCACCATTGCCTTGCCTTTTGATGACATGGTTACTCCGAAAGGGCTAACGACTCGGCTAAATCATACATATACCGATCATTCTCCTGCTCCGCGATTAATAATTCAATATCGCGGTCTTCGGACGACTGTCCATCCAACTCTTCCTCAAATTCTTTGATAGCAGCTTCCTGCTTCAGTTCCTGCTCCACAGTTAATACTGGAGCCCGAAAATTGAACTTTGAGGCTTCTCCGTGCAGTCTGTCGACGCCCCGCAGGCTAGACACTGCTTGGTACGGAATTTTTAAGAACTCGCTGCAATGCGAATCCACCGTTTTGGAGAATTTACTGAGTTGAACCCAATCAAAAGGTTGTGTGACTTCGTCAATTAACTTAATCGTCCCTGAAGGAATTATAGGATACGCGAACTTTTCGCGAACATCACTATTACTCTTCCAGAACCTCCAAGAGGCCCGGGGGCCCTGAGGTAGACGATGACGAGGAAACACAACTTCCCGTGGTGTAAGAACCTTAAACTGAGAAACATCTGCAGTAGCTAAGGGCACGGGGCGCTCCAGCGCGTCCAACATAACACGACACGTCCCGCGAGGGACTTCGAGTTGGCACGTTGCTTCGCTGTCGCTAAGACCTGTCCACGTGACAGGCGACCAGTTTTTCTGTTGCTCGCATGCTAAATTATAGCTCGCAACTAATCGCTGGTACTTAGTCATTCGGAAATCTCGAACGGGCGTAAATCCTACGCCTCCGAGTCCCTGAGAGAGATAAAGCTGATATTTTCCAAAATCAGTATACTCATCAATCAGGTTCCGATTGAACTGAAGGAAGAGATGGTCGCTCCATTGAGGTAAAACACTCCACGTAGTTACACGTTTGTGGAGAGAAGCGAGTGGCCGATCGCCACTTGAGACCTTCGATTGTCCCAAAACCATCCCAACGGGGTAATAGTCAACCCTGACGAATTCGCCATCCACGAAGTTCCAACCAACAGTATTAATGGTACAGAACTTGGGATGACTCAAATTCTTGCCGATGCTGAGGTCGAAACCAAAGCTTGACACGTAACCGCGCCAAACTCTTTCGAACTCTGCATCCGCAGAGAATAGGATATCGTCACCGTTGACTAATACAGGAAGCTCACAGAACTCGGCCTCACGGCCATAATAGTCCTCGAAAGCAAGCCAATAAGTAATTAAATTGGCCACACACAAAATCGGAAAAGAAAGCGGCGAGCCCATAAGCTGCCCGTTCTTCTGGGCAACAATATAGCCCTTCCCAATAAGTGTTTCCTGCACCCCAATCCGCGCATATTCCTCGGGATCATTCCGTTTCAGACCTTCAAGCTCCTCCTCGAGCCGGTCCATCAACGTCTTTGGTCCCTTATACAACAGGTTATGCTCATAAAGCACTGACCTAAGTATCGGAGTTAACATTCCCATATTCACCTTCGACAGCAAGCTCTCAAAGATCGTCTTAGTGACGTGGATGTTCAGCGAATCCGTCGCGCCCGAGTAATCTCCCGAGACCCAGTAACTGGGTCCGCGAAACTTGTTCTCGTTGCGTGACGTATAAGCCAACCAATCCATATCCTCTTGACCGATCTCCTTGCCTATCAAGCGAAATTGGGGGAATTCATGCGGATTCTTCAAGTAACTATGCATATGCTTCTGGAAACCCCGCACCAGGTAGTAAGGTGCGGCAGGTCCTTTCGAAATAATTCGGACCTTGGCTGGTTCCAGCACTGGGTAAATCGCCGCCGTCAAACGACCAGCGACACCCAAAGCATCATCACGAGCACCTAACCTCTCCTTCAAACGATCCATCGCTCGAATAGGGTCTTGGTCTTCCGGTTCAGGACCATCCAGCAGCTCATAGAGCCTGCAAGAGTCACTGCGATCCGTCAAATAAGCCCGAGCCTCTCCCATGAGCTGGCCTCGGCTACGACGGAAATCACCGCGAAGTTCGTGGACACGGCCGTAATTGTCGTGTCGCATAGTTACTAATTCTGAATGGTGGAAAATAGTGGTAGCAATAAAAAAAGGCTTCCACAACCACCCGGGGTAGTTATGCCCTTGCTCGCGAAAACGCGCAGCAGGCAACTCAACCCTCACCACCTCCTTTCCGGACGGAGAGGTATCAGAATTCGTTTTTTCGTCAAGATCACATTCTTTGATTGGGACGTATTTCCCCAAATCAATGTAGTCTACAATGGGATCCTCGAGTAGTGCCGCAAGGGCACCTCCATTCACAATGGAATTCTCGAGACAAGCATTTCGTGACGCATCTTCGCGTTCCAACGAACACTGCTTGATTGACGACCACACCTTGTCCGCCTTCGCCGCTATGCGGTCGAGCAGGGGACCCGATATGGAGCCGGGTTCTTTTGACAACTGTTGCATATGCTTAAGCATCTTGCTTGCAACAAAGTCCTCGTTGACTTGGATAAGAGACCGTTTGAGCTGATTAAAGCCCAGAAAAAGACGGAACAGCCTCCCCGAAAACTTGGAGTTCAAGCGACTGCGCATACATCTGCGCAACTTTCCTTTGAACATCCAAACATCGGTTCCCTTCGGCAATTTAGGGAACTCCTGCTGGTTTAAATACTTTGCCAGCAGCCAAGCCGATATGCCTTTCCACGTGTCAATGTGGTGCACAAAATCTACGGGACGGTTAGTCTCGAAGAAGGTCATAAAATCATCGAAGTCGAATTTGCAGAAGGAATTTTGCAATGTTTCGGCTAGAAGAAGTAATATACTGACCCAAATTTGTACACTCGAAGTGACAGTGCTCAGCGCATTTAAAGTAGCGCGAGTTAATGGTTCCTGGCATTGTGATTCCAGCGACCCCAAAGGCATTTTCTGTTCTCGCTCTTCGAGAACCAGAGGGACTTCAAAATATAGTCCCAAAGGAGCTTTACGCGTGTTTTCGCCGACATGAATGCCGGCGTAACAGCCTAAGGCCTTGATAACACGGTCGAACCTGATCGTATCATCTGCGGATTGCTCCTTGCACCTGGTAAAGGTGATGCGTGTGCTCGTCACACCACCCTTCCGATAGAGCCGTACATGCGTCGTACGGCAAAGCGCGCCCGTTATCGGATCACGGTCGCGTTTAGCTGAACCTTTCAGCCTAAGGAAGTTTAAAATTTCTACTGCGTAACGTACCGCGGAGCTAAGATCGCCTGTTTCACTAAACACAGGTACATCTCTCCACGCGTCGTCGCGCAGGATCTGGGAGCCTTGCTCCTCCAAATCAACCCACAAACTTTCAGTGGGTCCACTTTTGTGCTTGACTTCGGTCA